CTATTGTAAAATCATTGGTGCCTAGTGCAAAATCTGAGCTTGATGGAACTGAAAGCCTGTCACTTCCTCCATTTTCAAATTGAACTGATCCGCTCTGACCTAGTTCTATTCCATTCTCAATAACCTGTGCAGAGCCGTTCCCTTCATAGAGATAGGTGGAGAACACATCTTCTACGTTCAGGCCACCCGCACCACCTGATGCCGCTGCCGTGCCTGCCGCTGCCTGAAGTAACTTTTTCTTAGTTGCCATTGTTTACCCCAATGCTTGTCCAGCAGTGAACCCATACCAGTTTGACCCGCCATCGCGCGTTGTGAAGATGAAGACATCCTTCGCAGATGCTGTCGCTGTCAGCGTAGGTGCAGTTGCCGCTGGCCAGTCCACTGAGCTTGGCCAAGTGACCGTGTAACCAGACGCAGAAGCATCCTGAATGATCTCAATGCTGAAGCTATACGCAGTGCCACTGGCAGGTGGGTTAGAGAACGTGAACGTGGTGTTCTCTGTCAGTGTGTGGCTGAATGCGTTACCCGCCTCACAATCCACCGTGGTGGCGTTAGAGGATGATGTAACCGCTGCGTAGGTTTCGTTGTAGCTGTCGGCAATGAGTTCGCCTGTTACGTCTGCGCCTACTGAGGTTGTGGCGAATTTCACTGCGTTGTCGTAGTAAAGTGTAACTGCACCGTTAGTTTCTGCCTCCACCATCCATTCAAAAGGCGATGATGATGCAATACCTACTTTTGCCCCATTAGTTTGTATTACTAAATCGCCAGTACCTAATTCATTGATGTAACTGTTAGAGCCGTCATGTGAAATAGATAGATCATTAGATGATCCGAACCTAATCGCTGCACCATCACCAATGTTTATGCTTCCTGCGCTTGTAATATTCCCCGATGCATCCGCAGTGACAACCTTGGACGCTTCTACGGTGCCAAGGGTTGTGACATCAGTTGCATTTAGGTCTGCCGCTGATGCTGTAACGCCAAGATCGGCTAGGGAAGTCGCAAGCGGATGACCACCAGCCGTGGAGCCATCGTGGACAACCGCCGTGTTTTTATCCGTATCAACCGTGATTTCACCCACGGCACCCGTAAAGGTGCTATGCTGAGAAGTTGTGCCGCGTCTAAATTGTACTTGCTTTGCCATTATGCCAACGCTCCGTAATCATCCACCGACCCAACAGTGCCAGTTATAAGTCCATAATCTTCATCTAAGGCTAAGTCCTCAGATGTTGCTGAGATAAACACCTTCGCTGATCCGCTTAACGTAATAGCAGAACCCGAATTGTTGCTCTCGCTCACAGTGCGTGAAAGTGTTGTACCAGACGCAGTGTAAGTGCCGCTTCCGATTTCCCAATTATCGCCATCCTCAATAACGTAGCGAACAATCTCGCCATCCGTTACCCCAGCATCCGCAAATGTCTGGTAGCCCGTGTCAGCAGCCGCCAGAGTAATTGTGCCAGTACCAGTTGTGCTGGTTGTCATCTTGGCCCTGTTGACTAGCTTAACCATGCGTCACCTTATGCTGGGTCAGGAATTTCTACGTCAAACGCAGCAATCGTAAATGAGTTGCCAGATGTAACGCTTTGAGGTGTTGTCAGCGAACCCGTTGCAAGCAGGCGTGACGCAGATACGTCAACAATCGCAAAGTGTGTTGCGCTGCCTGATCCTGTTACAGTGCCATCCGTAATTGCTGCCGCCGTTACCTTGCGCCCTGATGTATCGCCATCCTGTGGTGCGCCAAAAGACAAAGACGTAGAATTGCCAAGCGTGTATGTGCTTGTCGCCTCTGTGTATGTCGTTACTTCCTGTGAGGTAATGTCAATGCGATCCGCTTCGGTGTCCAGCTTGGTCAGCGCAGCGTCTAGCACATAATCTGATATGGTTGCCATGTTAGTCTCCTAGAATGTGTTTACTTGCATACGCAAGCCTGAACCACCAAATTTAGCTTTTTCGTTGTTTCCGTTTATACCATCAATCGCACTTTGGTACAACGATGCCCAAACTGTCGTGCGCTGATCGTCAACTAAGTAAGGCGCTGAATGCATCAAAGCACCATACAAATACGCATCTGGGAAATATTGCAAAATCCAGTTTGAGGTATTGCTGTCATCCAATGGCGTTGTTCGCGCGTAATAATATAGCTCACCTGTGTAAGCAGCATCTGGCGTAGGCCAAACTTCAAGCTGACCTGCAATTACAGAGTAATACTTTGGCCTGCCTGTCGTATCCGCGCTGCCTCTGCGATAAGACTGCAGCGCTAATGGCGTGACTAGCTCAATGGGGCGCTCATCTACATCTAAGTGGAAACGCACAGCTTCCATAAAGCCCTGCGGTAGCTGAGTGTAACGCGCGTCAATAGCTGCTGTGCTGCGCTGCTCCATACGCCAGTGGCGCACTTTGCGATCCATGTCAGCCTCAGCAAGACTGATGAAATCAGGGATAACACTCGTAAGATCATCGCGGTTTAGCCAGTTGGCGATTGCGGTCTTTAATTCTGCGTAGGTTGTAATAGCCATTACCACTTAACCTTATCTGCCCAATATGCGGCGCTCATCTTGCCCTTGGCAATGTTTTTAGCGTGCCTTGCCTTAAACGACTTAGCACGCTTTGTCATAGTTTTATCGCCCGTCTTACCCTGCTGACCAAAGCGAATTGTCTTAACCTGATCGCCCTCTTTCGCCACAACTACGTGTGACTTGGTTTTATGGCTTGGAGTGCGCTTGGGTTTATTATAACCCGATACTCCAGCGCGGGCGAGGCGGGGGTCTTTAGGCATTAGTAAAGTGATCCTGCGTTTTGCACGTAAGTACTGTAAATATCCATCAAGGTTTCTGGGTCAGCATTCTTGACGAAATCTGGATCATTTGCGTTAAGCGCGTCAATCATGTCAGCGTACATCTGCATGTTTAAACCACCAGCGCTTATGCCTCTGCCGCTATACTGCATTGGCTGCGCAAATGCATCTGCACCAGCAAACGCCAAATCAAGGCCGCCAACTGGCAAGCCGCGTTCACGTTTTTCAGCATTAGTCATTGCGTCATACTGCTCTCTAGTAACGCCAGCCATGTTTATGCGCATTTGAGCTTTGTTTGCCTCGTTTTGCGCAGCGCTACTTGCGCCTGTTGCAACAGGGCTTTCAACATTCGCCATAACATTTTCAGCAGGCATGCCAAGCATACCACGCCCACCGTACTGCATATCAGGCTTGGGCATTTGATATGTGCCGCGACCACCGTATTGCATTTCTGGTCTGGGTGGCGCAACGCCGCCAAACGGGTCTAACCCCATTCTGCGCTCTGCCTCGATCTCCATTGGCGTCTTTGTGCCACCAAATGCCCCTAATCCAACCTGACCTTCGTTTGCCGCCTGTGCAGCAAGCAGTCCTTGCTGCGAACCAAGCACATCAGGACGCGACATCGCGCCAGCAAATTCACCGCCACGACCAATGCCGTAAATATCTTTAGAGTTGTAGTCGGTGCCTAACCCGTCCTTACCGTCCAAACGCGATGTCAAAGTTCCGCCCTTAGCCATGTCCTCAAGCGTTTTTGTCACAGCCTTAGTCGCATTCGTGTCAGCAGCGATCCGCTCAACGTTATCCTGCGCCTCAAGCGGCTTAGCAAAAAGATTACCCAAGATAGAAAGTAAGCCACCGCCCTCGAAGCGATCCCCAGATGCGCCAGCGCCACCACCGTCTAACATGTCCATCAAACCAGTAAAACGCTTGCCTGTGCCATTTCTGCCACCGCCTAACGCATTCAACGCGCCTAAACCAGCGAGTAATCCTAGTGCTGCTCCTGCTTTCATTTCTTTTTACCTTTTTTGCTTTTGCTCAGCTTTTTCAAGTCTGCGCCAGTAATTTTCTTGCGTGGTGGAGCCACTGCGGCTAACTTTTTTTGCTTTGGGCTATATTTAGAATACGGCATTAGGACTTCACCTGCTTTTCCCATTCATAACACTTAACCTGCGTGATTGTATACGTTGGATATTTCATCTGCAAAGATGGAACTCCGTTCTGCATAAAATCAGCAATGCATTCATTCTCATCGACATACGCAGGGCCACCGACTGCAAAGCAGTAATTTTGAGCGCACAAGAGAACAAACGCGGTAAACATTACATCACTTCTTTACTTTCTTCTTAGCTGTCTTAGCTGCTTTCTTAAACGCTTTAGCTGTTGGCGCACCTTTTGCACCAGCTTTGCGCATCTTTTCGCCAGAGCCTGCTGCAATTCTCTTACGCTTTGCATGAATGTTTGCATAAAGACCCTTCGCCATTACTTCTTCGCCTTAGCCATGCATTTACCCTTGCGTTTACACGCTGCAGGTGTGGGACAACCTTTGCATGGCTTAAAACCAGCTTTGCTTCCCATTTTCTTTCCATACGCCATAGCTAACTCCTTTTGCTGCAAACGTATCACATTACGCTATTCCACGCAAATTCCTTCTAATTTCGCCGCGCCAGCTAGAGAATGACCCAGATAAAGCCGTTGCAGCATCAGAAGCCATCGTCAAGCACAGTGCATCAGCCAAGTCAGGAGAGGCCAAGCCACGCTTGCGCATCTCATCTTTACTCTCAGCTTTCATTTTGCCTGAACTGGTAAAACTGTAGCGAATGCTGGTTAGCTCTGCGATAAGCTGGTCATTCTTCGGTAGCTTGCAAGAACGATCCTCAAGCCAACCCTTCGTCTTAAACCAAAGCTCACTCCGCAGATTAAGATATGTATCACCCATGCTTGGCGCTTCAGCAACATTCACGCCGCGCACAGGCAGGCCAATCTCACGCAGGCGGTCCACTACACCTGAGCCTACGCCTATGCTATCGACAAGTATTTGCGTTGGCTGTCTGCTAGGCGGCAGCGCCTCATACTCAGCAACAACACGACCTACAGTCTGCATCAAATCCAGCCCAGACCAAGCTCTAAGCTCAGTTACAATCGGACCCTGACGCTTACACAGCGCAGTCTTATCCTGCCCAAAGCGTGCCACGTCCAACCCCCAGACCGCTTTGGTATCCTCATCAATCTGCACATCGCGGTGCGTGGCATTCTCCACAAGATGAAACGGGATAATTGTGTCATCGTCAGCAAGCGGGAATTCACCCAGCACACGAATGCGAAACGCATTGCTCTCCTCGCCATACCTGAGCCGCATTTCGTTGACGAACTCATCGCTCACCAAGGGACTATCCACGCATGACCAACGGCGTGTCCACCAGCTATCTGCCATGCGCGTCTGGCTTTCGAAAAACGTACCACTGCTCCGCGTGGGGTTGCTCAGCATAATCGTAGTCGCGTTATGGCCCGACATAGAGCCAGCCGCAGCCTCAAATACCTGCTCAGGTACACCAGAAGCCTCATCCACCACCAACATAACATGCTCAGAGTGAACACCAGCCAGCGCTTCTGGAGTTTCTGCCCTACTAGTACGTGCCGATATAAACATCTCTGCAGGCGCAGAAGTATGCTCCACACGGTCAGACTTGGTATTCAGTATGCTCTGCAACCCTTCAGGCAACTCGTTTATCCAGCGCTTTAGCTCTGCAAACAAGGCATCAAAAAGCTGACTAGAAGTTGGCGCAGTTACAACAACTTTATTTGGGTAATGCATCAAAAAATACCATAGCATTGCCCATGATGCTGCTGTAGACTTACCAGTACCATGACCAGACCGAATGCTAATCTTGCGTTCGCCAGACGCAA